TGATTAACATCAAGTTCAACTATTTCTTTAGCTTGATTCATAAAATCAGTTTTAAGTCCATCTATATATACAATTCTACCATAATCAGAAATTGCTTGATAAGCTCTTTCTTTAAACATATCAAACATTGTAAAAAGAAATGTTGAACCTGTTGATATTCTACGTATAGCCTCTTGTGTATTTGTCATTCCACCTTTAGTATCAATAGCACCAAATCTTTCAGGGTTCATATTAGCTAAATCCCAAGCTTCAGCTTTAATTCCTTCACGCATTTCATAAAGAGCTTTAATGTAATCTGCTTGACCTGTATTACCAATAGTTCTCAAACTTTGTAATATATTAACATCAATTTCAGCATCATTAAAAATTAATAAATTATCTTTATACATATATTCAAGACGAGCCTCTTGTGAAAATTCATCACTATCTGATAATATACTTTCAGCAATTAGATTTATAAATCCGTGAAACTTTGCAAGTTCTTTTCTAAATTTATTTGTTAATACTACATAAAAGGCTTGATGAGAAAGCATACGTGCAGGCACAGGTTTACGCCCAAATTCAATTGCTAAACCTGATATTCCAATAACAGGAAGTTTACAACTATTCTTAACTGAAAGTTCATCTCTTTGAACAGGTATAGGTTGAAATGGAATATATACTCCAATTCCATATGCAGAACCAAATCTATATCCAACCCATACTTCATCTTCCCAATTCCATTTTATAGATATATCTCCATTTTCTTTATCGAGTTTATATTTTTCTCCAACAAGTCTTTCTTCAATTTGTCCAGCAGCACCTATATAAGTTAATATTCCAACTTTACGTTTAGTTTTCATATATACTTTATATGTATCTACTTGACTAACATTATTTGAGAATGAAACTTTATTTTGAGTAGATAATTGTTTTTTAATCTGAGTAATCATTGTAGAGTTATCTATATATCTACTTTCAATAAGTTTAACAGGAACTTCTGTTGTAGAATATGTTTTTGCAAGTAAACTACGAAGATAAGCTAAATCGTCTTTATTAAGTTTATCACCAAATTCATCTATAATATCTTTAATATGCATTTGTTTCTTTATAATAACAGCATCATCTTCTTCTATAAATAAATTATCTTGTTTAGGTATTCTTAATACTTCAGTTGGTTTTAAAACTTCAATATCAAGATGATTTACTTGAGGTTCTATTTCTAAATATACTTCTTCTGTTGCAAAAAAGTAATAAAAAAGCTGCATAAGTTTTTCTTCAAAACGATTATCTTTAACAAAATAATCAACTATATGTTTAGCTTTAATTGTTTCTTTATTAAAAAATTCTTCTTTGATTTTAGCAACTTCTTCTTTAATATCTAATTTTGAAAGTTCTTGATTTACTTGTTCAGGTGTTAAATTTTGATTAGACAATTCAACTTTAAGTTTATCTAACATTATTTTAAGTTTAGCCATTAATATAGAATAAATACGAACTTGTATTTTATTTTTAATAGCTAAAGATATATCTTCATTTTCAACTGTGCAAGTATAATGATTTGGAGATTTAATATATTCTCCAACATATCTTTCTTTTATTGGTGTTATAATATCTACATCATCAAGCAAATTAAGTTCTTTAACTTCAACTTTCATTTCTTTTGCATTAATTTGCTTTAAGATTTCATCATAGGTTTCTTTTTTGATTATTGCTTGAGCTGCATTTAAATTATCTTGTGTAACTTCTTTATCGTTTAATGTTTTACCTAAATCAATATAATAATCAAGCATTGATATATACCAATCCTTTTTCATTTTTTCAGCATAAGTTGTTTTATGACTAAGATAAACATCAATAGCATCTCTTTGAACTTGTTTGACCATAATTTTAGTATTTAATGTTTTAATAATAAGTCTTGTAATCTACGTTTACTTTTAGTTTTAGTTTTTGGTTTACGTTTTAAAGCAGTTATAAGATTAAATTGATAAACTGCTAATATAGCTGTGGATACTCTATCAAAGTTACCTTTAAAAGAATATCTATCTATTTCAATTAAAAATGGTAAATCATATATAAAATGAAATCTTCTTAATATTTTTCCATTTTCTCCTATAGATACTTTTTCATATAGAAAATCTTTTAACATATCTATACCATCAATCTTTCTTGCTGAACCTCCAACAATCATTCCATAACTTCTTTGCTTTCCTCTTGCAACATTTCTATTAACAATAACTTCAGTAGGGTCTGGAAGAATAAGATGAAGTTTACCCCAATTTGTGAAATTAACTTTAACATTACCTCTATCCATTTCAGGTAATACTTTAGCATTATAAAGTTCACATACTTGTAATAACTTTTTATCTATTTCTTTTTGTGTATTTCTACGACCTGCCCAAGAACATACTAATATCTTTCCAGAAGAATTTGCAATATTGTTTTGAGACATCCATACTTGAATACTTGCTAATGAGTGTCTATCTTTGATTTCACCTTTTTCTATTTCAGAACCTACAGGGTCATATACAACAAAATATAAATTATCTGGAACAAGACCATCTACAAGAAAAGGTCTATGAAACATTCTAAAACAACCTGCAAAATCATCTTTATGGCTAAATGGAACTTTCTCTATAAAAGGGTGTGTAGTAATACTATTAGCTTTTAACCATTCGTTACTTTTAAATACAAGATTTCCATCATATTCAATTATATCTCCATCTGTATAAAAATGATATTTTTTATCTAACTTTACATTCTTAATATGTTCTTTCAATTCAAGTGAAGAAAGAATTGTTTCAGAACCAGAATTAAAAGCTTCACTTGGGCGATTAGCATATTGCGAACAAAACATTACATAATCACGTGAAGCACCAACTTCAGTAAGTTTATCTAAACGTTCTTTTTTAGATATAGCTATTGCAATATCATAATTAGTATTACCGTCTTTATCCAATGCCCAATTACCGTCTAAATCAACTCCTTGTAAACCCCACCAATAAGGCATAAAAAAACCTATTGTTTCGTGTGTAGCATTTTCATCCCACATATTAACAAAAGGCATAAAATCATATCTTTTTGTATCGTAATAATTCTTTTCAAATTCAACCCAATTACCTTCTTTTACTCCACCTGTTCCAAAGCCTGAAATAACACCTGTTTTAAATGAACCGGTTGTTGTTGCAGGATTTGTTACAGCCATAAAATCAGAAAAATTTGGAAAGTCATTAAGCTCATCTGCTTTAATTTTTATAGCATCTTTACCTACAGCTGCAGCTGGCTCATTTTTTGTAGATACTGTAAAAAGTGTGCTACCCCAACCAGCTTTAGTTCCATCTTTAAGTTTATATCCTAATACTAATTCTTCTAATGTATCAGATAATAAACCTTTTGGTCTACCATATTTATCTATTGCACCACGTTTAAATGGAGTATTCTTTTCATAAAAAATTAATTGTCTATATGACATATTAGTTATAGCACCAGATTTAATAAGATATTTTTTATCACCTGCAGCGTGAATTACAACTTTACTTGGTTCAAGATTTAAAGCATTTGCACTATCAACACTTTCCATAAATGAAGCACCCTTTCTACGAGCTTTTAGTGTTAAAATGTTAAAACCATTTCTTTTTGCAAATTCTTTAACTTGTGTATACCAAAATTGAAAATCAATAAATCTTGGAAAGTCAAATTCCTTTTCAGCTTGTATTTCAATATTTTGTCGAAGTTCTTCTTCATTTAGTATTTGAACACGACCATAATTAAGCCAATTATAAAACTCTCCTGTTATATATAAATCTTCAATTGTGCCATCAGGCATAAGTTTACATTTGGCAGTCATTCCATATTTACGTTTATACTCTTCTTTTTTTCTCCATTTCTCTGCTGGAATACTACCTTCTTTATAAGGATGATAACGACCTGATTTTTTATATGTTCTTGCTACTTCATTAAACAAATGAGTATTTACAAACTTAAATGAAATATTAAGTAAAAAAGCGTGTCCATCTGGTCTATCAGTATCTACTAAAAAATAATTATGAGGGTCATAATAATAACGACCTGTTTTAGGATTTAAAACATCAGATGCATTTTGATACATAGATTTATCAGAAGTTATATATTTTTGAAAAGGTTCAATTTTCTTTTCAAGCATATACATATCTTCTTGATTATCTACACTTACATCTATGTCTAAAACTTCACTCATAATATTAAATTTGTTTGTTTATTTACAAAAGTTTCATAATGATGATTAAATACATTATTAATATCTTCTTTAAGATAAATCATATCGTGCAAATCAGTTCTATCTTTACCAAGTAATTCAGGTATTCTTTCAACTTCTGGGTCTCCATCTTTATATTTAACTTCTTCTCTAATATGAGTTAAAATTATTCCTTTATTTGTATAACCAAGTCTTTCTACTAATGCACTATAACCTGACAGTTGAAGTGCATAGATTATATAATGACTTTGTTGATAATTGTTAAGAGGATATTTAAAATAAGTATTAGTTTTAATAAATCTATTAGTTTCATTACCTTGTTTATCTTTCTTGAAATATCCACTTATCCATTTATATCTATCATCGTTATAAGGAATAAGTGCGTGTTTATTTGTTTTCCAATCTAAAATTATAAATTCTTTTGTTTCTAAATTTATAAATAAAATATCTATTAAGCCACTAATCATTCTTTCTTCGTCAAATATACCTATTTCAGAATATATCCTATAACCTTGACTTACTAATAAATTTATAATTTTAAAAATTCGTGGATATTTTTCTGCTATTCCAATTTGAGAAAAGAAATCAATATTTAATTGACCAAGATAACCATTAGCTTCTATAGCATCTTCTATATTATTCACAGTATAAATTCTATCATTTATATATTCACCATCTATCAATTTATATCCACTTGCTGCTTTTACTCTTTCTTCTAAATAATTATGTATCCTATTACCTTTAACAAGAGATTTTCTATTTTCTTCTTTCCAAAGTTTTAAAATATGTGGAACTGCCATTCCATAATATTGACTATTACGAGACCTACTACAAGCTGTTGCAATCTCTTTAGCTTTTTCTTCAAATTTGCGTTCATACTTACCTATAACAGTAGTCATACTTGTATATACTAAACCTCTGCTATCTGTATATTTATGAAGTTTTTCGTTAAAGTATAGTTCTAATTTAGCCATAATAAAACATATAAAAGGGGCTATAATAGCCCCTATATTTATATACTACCATTTATTAATTTAACAATTTCTTCTTGGCCTTCATATTCAATTACAACTAACAAATCAGGAACAAATACAACGCTATCTGCAATAACTGTTTTTCCTTTTTTATCAGTTTGTTCATTTGAAGTTTGAATTAAAACTCCATTTGGTAGTTGCATAACTTTTGTTGATTTAAA